GACAAAGTGTTTGTGTGTCTGGCCTAGATAAAGACTGAGCAAATACTTTGGCGACGTGGTTTTGGCGGTTTTATTGTGTGGTTTTTTGAGTTGTCACGATGCCTTGCAATCGTGCTGTTCTTGGTGCTGCTCTGCTGTCTATTGTTTTTACCGTTCAAAATGGTACGAGAGAGATTCGGCCTCTGTTATTTAATCTTGGAACGCTATGTGGAAATGAGACTGTAAGGAAGGCTTGTATTTCTCGAGATTATGAGAGAGTATTTGATGTTGTGCACTCTTGTTTTTTTGACATTATTTACTTTTTGATTGGTCTGATTGGGTTTGAATTGAGTCCGAATATGAAGAAAAAATTGGCTATGTTTGCTAAGATGGGTAGGCAGGAACGTGCTGGTCCTGTTGATATAGAGATGGGTACAGTTGTTCCACATACAGCTACTCTAACTGAAGCGGCTGAGGTTGCCAAATTACCTACTGCTCCTCCACCCCCTCTTACGCCGGTTCTTCCTGAGCCTCCTGATTATTCGACTTATGGACGTTCTCATCGGCCGACTATTAGTGCACCAATTACTAGAGCAGATTTATTGGTTTTGCCCGATCCTGAGATTAATGATGATTACGCTGTTCCACGTGGTGATCCGAGAGCGATTGCTCGAGTGCGGCAGGAGTATGGTAATTTGTCTAATTTTGAAGTGTCTCGTTCAGTGGCGTCTGCTGGTGCTTTGTTGTAGGTCGGTCACCGACACGTTACTTGAGACGTGCCGGATGCCTTTCTCGGGGGTATCTATCTCGGTAAACTATGCAGTC